ACCTGTCAAATCTGGCGGCCTATCATCTTGAGCAGATCGAGAAGATGGGGTTCTACGCCCAGCTTTACACCTACACCAGCTATGCCAACGTCCATCTGGACATGGCAAGACTTTCCGGGCGGTGGGATGTATGGTTGGCTGACTACACGGGTAAGGCCCCGAAGGTTAGTTTTAAGTACAACGCCCACCAGCACACCAGCAAGGGCCGCGTGCCGGGCATCTCCGGCAACGTGGACTTGAACGTCACCACCCTCAACTACCCCCGTATCATCCGCAAGAAGGGCCTGACCCGTCTTCGGGAGGGCGCATGAGCGAAGCAATCATCGTAGCCATTATCACCGGCGGTCTGAGCCTGATCGGCGTGGTCGTCTCTAACAACCACACCGCTCAGAGCATGGATGCCAAACTGGACAAGCAGCAGGCTGTAACCGAAACCAAGCTGGAAGAGCTGACCCGGGAAGTCCGGACACACAACAATTTCGCCCAGCGCATCCCGGTGCTTGAAGAGCAGATGAAGGTGGCAAACCACCGCATTGCAGACCTTGAAAAAGAGAGAGGAGAGTAATACATGGCAACAATCAATAACCTTTTGACCGCACTTCCCACCCCTGTGGCCCTCGTGCTCATGCTGGGCGGGTTTATCTTCTACGCACTGGGCTGCATCCGGCTGGGCTATGGCGCGGCTGTCAAGGGCACCGTGCTTGATCTGATCGAGCAGGCAGAGCACGAGATTCAGGGCACAAAGCGCGGCGCAGAGCGCAAGGCGTGGGTGGCGCAGATGCTCCGCACGGCCCTCAGCGCCAGCAAGTGGGGCAGGCTCATCTCGTGGGCCATTACCGATGAAACCATCGGCACCGTGATTCAGTTTTTCTTTGACCGCATGAAAGCGGCGCTGCAAAAGCAGTAAGGAGGATATCATGGCAAGCACTACATACGCACACGGACGTTTTCGTGACCTCACGAAAACATACCATCTCGGAAATGCCAACAAAATGGTGACAAAACGTCACCATTTTGCCGTGCTTGGCACTATGGTGCGCAACGCCGGAGAGCTGCCGCAGCCCTTCTGGCTCGGTGCTGCCTGTGGCGGCGGCTCGTGTAGTGCTGCCCGCTGCGCTGCAAGGACTTGACCGACAGCAGATGACCGCAGCCATCAAAAGCGCACCGCTTGGGAGGGTAGACCGAAAGATAGCTCTTTTGCGGTACGTTGAGCGGCTCCCGTTGCCGGACATTGCAGCACAGACACACTACAGTCGTAGGGCTGTATGCTATCACCTGAAAGTGGTGCTTTCAGCACTTGAATCGAACACATAAAAATCCCCGGTGCTCTATCCATGCGGAGCACCGGGGATTTTTACTTTTTTGCGTATTTTTCCTTATACTCTTTCCACGATTGTATGGCGTGCTTCGGCTCACAGTCTGGGCAGTACTTTTGAAATCCATTTTTTAAGATAAAAGGCTTCCCACAGTCAGCACACGAGTATGCTTCTCCAAGCCTTCTTGCTGTCCCGTTTTTTCGTCTCTGAGCACATAGACGATTGCTTTCTCTTTTGGCCTTTTTTCTACACTCAGGGCATCGGAGAGCTTTTTTTGAGCCTGCAACAAAATGCGCACCACAGTCAATACATACTGTTTCAAAAGAAAAACACGAATTCCCTTTTACGCCGTGCAACTCTTTTATGACTTCTTTGCATTCTGGGCAGTAAACAGTAAACATATTTCCGGTAAAAGATTTTCCGCACCTTTTACAGGTGCATTCCTTTGGCACATCTGTCACTTTGATGCACCCGCACGATTTTGCGTTCCGGATGCTTCCCCAAAGCATAATTTTTTCGCATCCGCAATGAGAGCAGCGCACTTTCCAGCAGGTTAGCCAGTTTCCGGACTTACTTTTTCTTGATGGGGCCTCTGCGATGACTTCAAGCGTCCCGTGCTTTTCCCCGATGTGATTTTTCTTCGGCGGCATCTCTTACACTTCCTTCACTTTATGCATCACCACAGGTGTCTCTGCAGTAATATGCACAGCCAAAACCGCATCCGATAACATTGCACGGGCATCAATCCCGTACACACCGCAATCGTAGTTAAGGTTATAGCAGATTATAATGCTCAGCTAACAAAAAACGGACGTATGCCGGACACGCACGCTTTTCACAGCACCAGTCCTGCACGGTTCGCAGCGGGATGCCCGCCTGCTTTGCAAAAGCTGTCTGCGACATTCCGGTGCGTGAGACCAACTCCCGCATGGACAAGTGCGCCAGATCCCAGATGTTGGACAGCCTCTTTTTCTCAGCGTCCAGATCAACGCAGTCAGAAGCGTCATCCGGTACGGTCATGGTCACATTGTTAAGGAATAACATCCGGGAAATTTCTGGGTCGATAGCCATAATAAAAAGTTCGGCAGTAGTATACATGGTGCCCTCCTTAGTCTTTGCCGATACCGGCAAGTTTAATTACAGATGCGTACTGCGGGTCTTTCTTTCAATCGTACTCGTGCTCGGTGCGAAACTCTTTGCTCTGGATTGCATCGAAAAAATCGTAAGGGTCCATCCGCTCGCACTTGACTACCATCATGGCACATTTCTTGTACCACTTTCCGTCTTCTTTAATGCCGCACCCGTTGGCACTCCACACGGTTCCGCTTTCGGTGTTGTACTTGTAGATAGCACTGATCATCATAATTTTTCCCTCCCGATTTGGCTTATTGCGTCCATGCTACCTTTTTCGGTGTTAGTAGATCTCAACACCCAGCTTCTCAGCGGCGGCTTCTACGACTTCTTCAAACGAGGGGCCGCGATTCGAGTCGTTCCAGTCGTAATCGCCAGCGGATGCAGCTTCCCACTCTTCTTCCATGTCAGCTGCCTTGCACAGCTCGGTGCACAAATCGTAATCCCAGACATCGGACTTGCGGATATCAGCGGCGATTTCAATAGCGTTTCTCATAATTTTGTACCTCCATGTTGTTGTGCGCTTGTGTCTTTCACTGTCCTTATTATACACGCATTGCGTGCAAATGTCAAGACGTTTTTGAAAGTTTGCGCACTCCTTGCACTCTCCTTGCGCACGCAGAAGATGCAGAAAAGGTACACTGGTGCTACAAGATCAAGAAAGGACGGGGAAGCTTTATGGCATATCCTTTTGGCGGCTGGCAATCAAACCCTTACAGCGGGATGCCACCAATGGGCTTTGGGCAAGGCCAGTATCAGCAGCAAATGGCCCAGCAGGCCGCTCCACAGAGCGGGGGACAAAGTCCCTTCACGATGGTGCCGACAATCGCAGATGTGGACAAGGTTATGGTGCAGCCCGGCGAAACGCGCTGGATCATGGTGCAAAACGAGCCTGTCATGGCTGTCAAAAAGGCAGACACGATGGGCTATGCGTCCGGCGAGTACTACCGCCTGACAAAGATCGACCCGGCAGCGATGCAGACCCCGGCAGAGGCGCAGTATTTGACCTCTGCACAGGCAGATCAGAAGATACAGGCTGCCGTAAAGACCGAGGTGGAGCGCGTGATGGCACAGTATCAGACGGCCCCGGCGGCTCCAGCAAGGCCCGCACGGGCAAAGGAGGGTTAAGGTATGGCAAATCCTTTGATGCAGTTCCTGGGCGGCGGTGCGCCGTCCGGCTTTCCCGGCCCTCTGGGCAACATGATGCAGATTTTGCAGCAGTTCACGGAATTCTGCTCTAAATTTCAGGGTGACCCGCAGAAAAAAGTGCAGGAACTCTTGAAATCCGGGCAAATGACGAAAGAACAGTATAGGCAGCTCGAAACAGTTGTGAAGCAGCTCTTGCCGTACATCAAGCCTTACCTTAAATAGCCGAAAAATCGTGCGCACGATTTGAAATATTCAGTTCTATCAACGAAAGGACAATAACCATGGATAACTATTCTTTGGCAGATATCGCCGCTGCGACCCGCAACAATGACGACAACGGCTTCGGCATTGGTTCCGGTGGCGGCATTTTCTTCCTCGCAATCCTGTTTCTCTTCTTTGCCATGATGGGCGGAGGCACCGGACTGTTTGGCAACCGCACCGGCGAGTACGGCCAGTATGCCACTGCAGCAAGCCAGCAGGAGATCCTCTATGGCCAGCAGTTCGGACAGCTGAACGACCGCCTGACCAACATTGGCAACGGTATCTGTAATCTCGGCTATGAGATGCAGGGAGTCATCGGCCAGCTGGGTAAAGAAGTTGCTCTGGCTCAGGCAGGCACCAACACCACCATCCTGCAGACCGGCAACGGCATCCAGGCACAGCTTGCTCAGTGCTGCTGCGACAACCGGCTGGCGACTGCCAACCTGGCAGCCCAGATGGACAAGCAGACCTGCGCGATCAACTCCAACATTGACGCGAAGTTTGCCGAGCTCCAGAAGCAGCAGTATGAGCAGACTATCGCTGCACAGAACCAGCGGATCAGCCAGCTGGAGCTTCAGGCTCAGATGTATGGCGTAGTCCGGTATCCCAACGGCTACTCCTACAATGCTGGCCCGAGCCCCTTCTGTGGCTGCAGCAACGGCTGTGGTAACATCTGACACATGCGCCCTTTTGGCGAGGATCGGCGGGGCGGCAAAGGCTGCTCCGCCTTTTTATATAAGGAAGGAGATATTTTATGTCTAAATCCGCAATTTATACCGCCAACACCTCGGCTCAGACCGTGGCGGTAAACGACGTTATCCCTGTCGGCATCACTTCCCGGCGGTTCGGCTGCAACATCCGGAAGGACGGCAACACCATCACCCTGCTGGGCCAAGGCTACTACCATGTGACCGTGTCTGCTACACTGGCCCCCACGGCGGCGGGAACCGTGACCCTGACCGGTCAGAAGGATGGCGTGGCTGTCATCGGTGCTACCGCTTCTCAGACTGTGGCCGCTGCGGCTGCACCGACCAATCTGGCACTGACTTTCCTGGTGCGCAATGCGTGCGGCTGCGAAAGCTCTATTCTGAGCTTCCTGCTGACCGGAACTGCTGCCGTGGTGAACAACCTGGCTGTGACCGTGGAGAAGCTGTAAAAAGGAGGATCTGGTTATGATGGACGAAACAAAGTTTGCAGGGTATAAGGACACACTTGTTCATGCTGCAAAGCAAATGGCCGAAGAGTACAGCGATGCGATGAACTACGCAAGCATGGCGATGGACTATAAAACCGTCTGCCCCTATGCTTCTTCTGAGTGGTATAAGCTCTCTGGGGAAGAAATGGAGCACGCTGATGCAAACCGCCGCATTGCACAGAAAATCCTTACCGGTGTTGACAGTGAGGATTTTGCGGCTGGCGTAGAGCTGCATCACATGTGGAGCATGGCGGAAGACCTTGTTTCTGGCCTGTGCGAAGCCGTTACAAAAGAACGCTCCGCATACATGCGTTGAATTTGTGCAACATTTGTTGTAAAATAAGGCAGACGTTTTATCGCTCTTGAAATGCACAATAAGCGAACAGTAAACTAACGTTTGCTGTAAAAATAACATAAATACGAAAAATATTATTGATTTGTAATCAGTGGGTTGCAGGTTCAACTCCTGTCACCAGCTCCAAAAAATGTCGTTCATTCGTGATATTAAATCACATGAACGGCATTTTCTTTTTTGAAAACACGGTAAAATACGGTGAAAAACAGGAATAAACTAACAAACAAGCTAACAAAATCAGTATTTCATCTTTTGCATCTCCTGTAACAAATATGTCGGGTCGTTGTGGGAAACGTACTTGTTTGCTGTGGTGGAAAAATTTTTGTGGCCGAGGATAGCCTGCACGGCGGTTTTTTCAAGACCGCACTCCACCATCTTGCTGCTGGCCGTGTGGCGAAGGGTGTGCGGGTGCACGCCATCGATCTGGCACTCCTGCATCAAGGCCCGGAACTTTGTGGCAACGTTTCGCTTGTCCAGCTTTGTTCCGGCCTTAGAAGGTATCAGCCACTCGCACCCGCTGTCCATCATCCAGAAGGCAATGATCTTGTAAATGGGGTCGAGGATGGGAATGATGCGGTTTTTGCCCGCTTCCGTTTTTTCACCGCCCTGCATGTAGTGCTCTTTCAGGTACACGTTCTCGCAGCGCATGGAAAGCAGCTCATTGATGCGCATTCCTGTATAGAGAAGCACCATAGCAATCTGCGCTGTCTGACCAAAGCGCTTGTCGTCCTGGTAGGCGCTGATCCGGGCGATCTCGTCCGCCGTAAGGGTGCGCTCTGCCTTTCCGGCCCCGGCAGGAAGGTGAAGGAGCTGGGCGTAGTTCTTGTTTATGATGTCCTGGGCCATTGCCCACTCACATAGCTGGCTGAAAAGGGTGCGCTGCTTCTCACACGAGCTGCGGGAGAGACCGTCTGCGACCATCTGGTCTATGATCTGCTGATAGTCCTCCGCTTTCAGGTCTCGCATTTGTCGGCTGTACAGCGGGGCGGCCTTTTTGAAAGCCAGCTCGTATCCATTTATCATGTCCCGGCTGAGACTTGAAAACTTCGGCTGTGCCCGCCATTTTTCGTAGGCATCCGCAAAAGTACACTTCAGACGCTCTGCCGGGGTGTTCTGGGCGTTGTATGCGTCAAGCGCCTGGACGGCTTCCCCGGGCATTCCGTATGTGCCCAGCACTTCCTTTTTTCCGGTCACGGCTACATAGGGCCTTGCCCGGACCCCTTTCAGCTTGTACACGCTGCCGCTCCCCTTTGGGCGGCGGCGCTTTTTTCTATGCACGGGAGCGGACGTTGCATCCTGCTGCTTTCCGCACCACGGGCAAAATAGAGCTTTGTCCGGGATGCTTACATGGCATCTGATACATTTCATTACGCTACTCCTTTCTGCGCCCTATATAGCCCAAAGCGCCGTTCTCTGACGCTGTGCGCCCTGATGCGTAACTGATTTTCAAATCCTCTATTGGAGGATGCGGCTCGTCCGGGCACGGGTCAAGCCCTCTGATCTTGGCAAAGCTGTACTGATCGATGATGGTGCCGCACACAGTGACCCTGTTGTTGAGAGGGCAGTGGAGGTTTGCGGCCATTTCAGATATAACCGCAGGCGGGCTGCTCCCATGTCGGCCCTTAAGCACAAAAAGCAGAAGCCGCCGGGTGAGCGGCGGAAGCGCCTGCACCAGCGTGTGAAGTTCCTTATCTATGGCTGCATCTTCTTTCTGCCCGTCTGGAACTGCGTACAGATCCGGGTGAATAACTTCCATAAAAACCGTGATGGGGGATACTCCGCAGGCTGTGCACCAATCCATGATCTCGTCGCTGTCTGGGCTTGTGTCACCTTTTTCCCAGCTTTGCACTGTCCGCTCTCCCTTCTGGACGCGGATTGCAATCTCTCTCTGACTTAGCCCGGCGGATACCCGCGCTTTTGAAAGCGCCTTCCCGATTTGATCAGCGGTAAAATAACTCATGCTTATCACCCCTAAACGCAGCGTGTTATAAAAGGAAAATGGCGCAGAAAAACTCTGCGCCATTCGACAAAAATTACACAGATTTCATTTTCCTCTGGCGCATGGTAGAATCTGGTGCATAAGATGCAAATATTACCAAAAAAGGAGGAAAATGAAATGAAAAACAGTCAGACAGTCAGCATGGACCCCGATATGACCATCATTGACGGAATGCCCGCCAGCGTGCTCACCGGCACGCGGCCCACTCCAAAGCCCTGGGAGGAATGATCTATGGACAAAATGCAGAGCTTTTGCACCCACATCCGCGCCGCCCTGGCGTGCTACGAGGATATGCCGCCCGAGTGTCAGACCCGGGCCCGCTTTTATGTAGCCCGCAAGGCGGAAAGCGTCCGGCGCTTGCTGGATGCCGCCAACTGCCCCGGCGGGGAGCTTGCTGGGGAGCTGCTGCAGAAAATGCAGCGGCTAGACGATTGCAAGTAAAAATCTAACTATTTTCAGAAAAACCGAATTTATTTTGTGATATCTATTGAACATTACAACTGAAAGATGTATAATGCGTTTGTGGTAGGAAATTAGCTATCTTGCTGATGTGCTTTCTTCCGAAGCAGAATGGATTCACGGTATTGCTGCGCGGGGGCAAGTTCGACGAACTCAACGGATTTGTCAAAGTTCTCTTTCACAACTTTTTTGATTTCATCAAGCGTTACATTAAAGAACTCCCGCCGCTGGTTTACAAAGTTGAGCTTGCGGTCCGCAAATGCATTGTGCAAAGCGGCTTCCAGCTTCGGCGCATCGTCAGAGAAGATCATTGCGTGAACATCGAAATTGAACGGAACGGAAGCGTCTCCCAACTCGTCCACTCGATCCTGAGGGTCAAGCCGCCGTGTCATTCCGATTTTGTATACATTCTCTCCGAATGCTCCAATGTTTGAAATGATGTATACATATCCGGCACGCTGATTTGCCTGGCGGTAATCCACGTCAGCGAACTCCTTGTCGATCTTCTGGAGCTGGCTCTCGATGATGCTCTTCTTTTCTTCGATGGCGGCTCGATCCTCTTCAGAAGCGGCATCCAGCTGGGCGTTTACCTTTGCAAGAGCGTTATTATAGTGCTGCTGCTCTTTTTCGAGCTTTTTCCGAGCCTCTTCAATTTCTCTTGCGAGCTTGGCCTCTTCCCGCATCTGGGCTCTGGCTTCCCGCTGCTCTTCTTTTTCTTCCTGCTTTTTCTGGGCGTACTCAAAAGCGAGATAAAGTTCTTCCAGCTTCAGTCGGTAGTAGGAAGGGACAATGGAGACCCCCATGATTGTGCCCAGCTTTGTGATTGCCTCCTGAGAAGATGTGATGCGCTTTTCTGCGGTTTCAACGTTGTTGTATTTGACGTGCTCGATCACGTCATCACATTCAGCGTTGAACGCCCGCAGAAGCAGCTTCTGCATGTCGGCCACCATCTTTTTGCCCTTGGAAGCGTTTCCGTTGACCGTCCAGGTCTGGGAGCCGGTGACGGCAGAGCCATTGCGAACCATATCTTTCTGCAAGGCTCTGATCTCCATCATTTTAGCCTTATACTCATCCGCACGCATTAGATTGTAGTGCGGAGTATACAGGCCAAAATCCTGAAGCTGAACGGCATCGGAGACTTCGATAAGACTTTGTTTTGCCGCCTTTAGCTTATCTTCTGTATCTGAAATCGTAGCCTTTAACCCAGCAAGATAAGCGGTTCTTTTCTTGATTTCTTCCTGAATATCATTATATGAAGAAAGGTTTTTAGGGAAAGAATCCACTGTTGCAGAAAGAGCGCCGTTCTGCTTTTTGAGCTCTTCCAGTTCTTGTTCAAGCGCAGCGTTCTTTTCTGTAACGCTCTGATTCTCGGAACGAAGGGCCTCAAGTTCTTGTTTTTCTTTTATTCCAAATAATGACATTTTAACCTCACAGAGAACAAAGATTTGATGTATCAGCAAGCATGATAAGTTTGCCGTACTTTTCATGGAGAAGACGAATCTCTTTTTCTGGCATTCTGGACAAGTAAGGGTCAAAGCTGGCATGCCACGCTCTTGCGGCGTTCCTTTTATCTGAAGCAGTCTCTTTCGCTTCGATTTTAGCTTCTGCCAATTCATAAGACCGTTCAATAAACGCAGTCAATTCATCTTCAAAACAATTTCCGTTCGCAACGTCAGCAATGTTTTCTCTGCTTTCTTTAGAAATAACCGAAGAATCCTTGAAAGAAAGCCAGACAGCTTCCGCCGCCAAGATTTCTTTTGCGTAATCTGTAAGATTGTCATACGCTTCAAAGAACTCTTCTGGCGTTAAGGAAGCTTTTAATAAAGACACTCTGCTTTCCCAAAGAACAGGCGCATCTTTGAGCGTATACACCGCATCCGTTTCTTTATCCGAAAGAACTTTTTCAGGTTGAGGACTATCACGATTCTCCTGTGTCAGGTCATCTGGCGGAAGCTCCACTTCTTCAGAAAGATCATAGTCCACTGTAGACTGCTTCAAAAGCTTCTTGATCTTCTTCCCCTGAGACGGTTTAGAACTCTTTTCCATCGCTTTTCGGAAAGGGAACGTTATGCACAAAAGCACAAAATAAATGTAAAAGAAGAGAAGAACCGCCACAAAGAAAAATGAAAACAATGCAAAAATACTAAAAACTGGCTTTTCTATAGTCAATAAAGCCTCAAAAATAGCAAAAAAGGTTAGAAGTCCACTACAAGCGGCCAGGACTTTGTGCTTTAACTTAAATTTCAATTCTAACACCTCGTACATCTATATTTCTAAAGGAGGAAAACAAAATGCAGGATAACTCATTCAGCCCGGACGAAATCAAAAGAATCATCGAAAAGCTAAAGAGTGACCCTGCATTCCGTCAGAAAGTCCTCGATATTTTAAACAGCTAAATCACAGCAACGCCCGGATCGCATTCTTTTTTGCATCCGAAGCGGCCATAATTTTTCTTACAAGCTCGGCATCCTCGGGAGATAGACCACTCAAATCTATCTCTCCGGCGGTGCTGGGCTTTTCTTTTTGCTTTGGAGCTTCGCCCATAAGCTCTTCAATAGAAATTTGCAAAAAATCAGCTACAAGTAATAGCTTGTCCTTAGGCGGATAACGCTTGCCATTAGCCCATTTTCCTACCGTTCCGTTTGCAAATTTCAAATCTTTTTCCATTTTTGTAATAGAACTATTTTGAGATTTGCACGATACACGGATAAATTCTACCAACTCGGGCAAAGAACGCATAAAAAATTCCTCCGATAGCCTAATTTTCTATTGACAACTAGAAAATTAGGCTATATAATAGAGAGCGTAAGGAGCAAACAAAACCAAAGCCCCTTGATAACATTATATCGGGCAAACGCTAGATTTTATTCACTTTGTACCTTGCAACTACATAGTAGCATATTTTCTAGTGATTTTCAAGCCCGGAAAGGAGAATTGCTAGTGAATGTTTCAAAAATTGACCAGTTTTGCAAGCTGCACGGGTTGAGCCGCACCGATCTGGAAGAGGTAGCAGGCCTGAGCAACGGCGCAATTGGCAAGTGGGAGCGCAGCGTCTACGGCCCCAGTATCAGCCAGCTGATGAAGGTGGCCCGATACTTTAAGGTATCCGTGGACAAGCTGCTGGTGGAAGAAGAAGGGGGAAAGACCGAATGACAGACATTATCTTATCTACCCAGAACGGCGAGCCGGTGGCATCCAGCCGCCAGATCGCTGAGAACTTCGGCAAGGAGCACCGCAATGTTATGCGGGACGTTGATTCACTCAAAAAAGATGTGCTCAATTTTGAGCAGATGTTTTTTGAGACCGAAACGCCGGACAGCTACGGCAGACCCCAGCGCACCTACCTTATGAACCGGGATGGTTTCAGCCTGCTGGTGATGGGCTTTACCGGCAAGGCGGCGCTGGAGTGGAAGCTGAAGTACATTGCCGCGTTCAACGCAATGGAGAAGCAGCTGGCCACTCCGCAGATGCCCAAGCTCAGCAAGGAGCTGCAGGCGCTGTTCCTGCTGGACGACCGCACTCAGAGGCAGGAGCAGCGGATCACGGTGCTGGAGAACACCATGACGGTGGATTACAACCAGCAGCGCGTGCTGCGCAAGAGCATCAGCCGGGCTGTGATCAGCGCCCTTGGTGACGAGAAAGCCCCGGCATACATCGACAACCATGTGCGCAGCAAGGTTTACAGCGAGTGCAACCACGATGTGCAGGACTGGTTCAGGGTAAACAGCGTGGGCAACATTCCCCGCAAGCGCTTTGACGAGGCCGTGGAGTACATCCAGCGCTGGAAGCCCAGCACCAACACCGTGATGCTGATCCAGCAGACCAACGGCCAGACCAGCATGTTCTAAGGAAGGAGACAGCGGCATGAGCGAAAGAATCACAATGAAAGGCGTTGCGGAGTGCTGCGAAATGTTCCGGGCAAATCTCGTCCCGATGAGCCCGAACAAGTTCTGGAGTAATGTTGCACACGGCGAGTATGACGGATGGGTAGTCCCCCGGGAAGATACCAAACGGCGGCAGGCTACGATCTACATCGACGGTTTTATCGAGTATATGCACCGGCACGGATGCAAGATCGTCCGCCCGTATGAGAACGACAAGGAGGAAATGGGAGCATGAACATGAAGGCGAAACTTTACATCGACAGTGAGAAATCGATTATCAAGGTCGAAGGAAATTCCAGCGATGTGCTGTGTCTTCTGGTGGGCGCAATCGCACAGACTTTGGAAGCCCTTTTTCCGCACAACTTTGAGAAGCAGATGGCATTGGTGTCCGCGCTTCTCTACCGCACTGTTCGTGAGCTGAACAAGGAGAACAAAGAGGATGACGATGAAGATTAAATCAAGAGTATGGTACTGGCTGGCCGCTGCCAGCAGTAGCGCAAGTCTGCTGTACGGCATGGGCATCGAGGGCGGTGCACAGACGGGAGGAACCATCTCGGACAGCCAGTTCATCACGGCCCTGTGCCTGGTTCTGGCAGCGGTGATGTTCCTGCGGCTGGGCTTTGCCGCCCAGGATCGTGAGCAGAACGCCCGCCGCTATGGCCGCGTTGACCGTACCCACGCCCGCACCGAGGAGCCGGACTACCGGCAGAACCGGAGGGGCGCATGAGCATGACTGTATATGCTTACGCCTACCGTGAGAACCCTTGGGGCTGCGATGTCAAGCAGTTCACAGACCCGCTCACGCCGGACGAATACCCCGGGGAGCCCGCCAGCGTTAAGGCCCAGCACTGGGCAGATGATAACATCCGGCACTACGAGATGATTCAGGTGCGGGATGCTCTGGGGAACCTGCTGTACGCAAGATGATGCGTTTTTTGAATTACGCAAACCACAAGATATAGGAGAAATCAGCATGAAAACAAAAATTCTGAAAGTCAAGATCACCTTCCTGGAGCCGGTGCTGGGCACTTGGCCCTCCAACCAGAACGTCGCCCGAGATTTCATTGCCAGCAAGAGCCCGGATGCTGCCACGATCGAGGATGAGGTGGCCGCTCTGGGCGCGGATGCCGTGGCAGACAAGGGCATGACCGTCTTCCCCCGCAACGAGAACGGAGAGCCTGTTTTATATGATTACCAAGTCAAGGGATTCTTCAAGGATTCCTGCGGTATGCTGGCCCGCGTGGGCGGCAAGACAGAAACAGGCAAGAAGCGGGCCGTCAACGAGAGCGGCAAGCTCTCCGCCTACAAGAAGGTCATCGACGGCCTGATCTTCCCGCAGCCCCGCATGATCCCCATCAAGGTCAACGGCAAGATCGGCGACTGCCAGCGCCCCCTGCGTGCCCAGACGGCCCAGGGTGAGCGTGTGAGCCTGGCCAACTCTGAGGAAATCCCGGCAGGCAGCACCTGCGAGTTTGAGATCCTTCTCATGGACGAATCGCTCGAGAACGCGGTTCTGGAATGGCTGGACTACGGCGTTTTGCGTGGCATCGGCCAGTGGAGAAACAGCGGCAAGGGCCGCTTCACCTTTGACATCATCGACTGAGCAACGGCATTGCATGGATAGGATTTGATCTGCTACGGCAATGATATGATTTGCAAAGGCGCGGATATGTGCGCATAACTCGGCAACGGCATTGTGCTGACAAGTTTGCTCAGCAGGGGCACAGGTAGTCACTGCAGTGCAGCGCGGGGCAAAGGCAAGGCTCAGCTGGAAAGCGCAGCGCAACGGCGTAGATAGGCGTAGATCGCTTGGATCAGACTTGCCTCGATAAGCAAAGCAAAGGCAATGCAGGGCCCCGTGTCGAAAAGCGAAGGCAAGGCTGGGCGTGGTGTGGGCGGCAAGGCATCGTAATGGCGTTGAGCAGATACGCGCCGCTTTGCTATGCAGCGCAAAGGCATGGATAAGCCAGGCTGACCTTGGCAATGCAAAGGCATGGATGCGCGACGATTCGCTAAGGCATAGATACGAAGAGATGCGCAACGGCATGGTTTGGAACGGCCTGGAGGCGCACAGCAAAGGCACAGATGAGTAAAGAGAAGCAAAGGCGTAGAGCAGATTCGCGCTGAAGAGCAAAGGCAAAGCATGGAGAAGAGATGCTCCGAAACGCAAAGGCAAAGCAAAGTATTTTTGAACGAGAGGAGATTTTACAGTGAGTAAAACAGAGCTGCTGTTCCGGGCCGTGGAAGCACTTTCCACCCCGGCGGCAAAGATGGTTGCCCGTGGGCTGACCTTATGGATCGGATTCAACGTTCTGGTCGTGGTCTTTCTGGTCTGGAGGGCATGGAAAAACGGGAGGTGGCGCAAATGAGCATTTTATCCAGAAGAGCCCGCGTGAAAGAGCTCTCCAACAAAGCTGAGGGCATTTTCCAGTACGTTGGAACAGACAATGTGCTGTTCCGGCTTATCAGCACTGGGAACGAGCTGACAAGTGATGTGAACCATGCGATTGCACTTTTTACGAATTTTGCCCGGTCAAATCAGCTTCCGGATACCGTGACAAGAAGTACGATTGATTCGATCTACCGGCGCGTCGGAAAGCTTCTTTGTCTGGTCGATATCATCCACGCTGCCGCTGGGGAACAAATTATGCCGGAGCCTTATGATTCCATAGACTTTTGTTACATGATGGAGTATCGAGAAATGCTCCATGAAGCAGTGATCAGAGGAATGCCGGACAATTACAAAGGCGTTTACCAGAACCCCTACAGGATCAAGCTGGCAAAGCCTGCAATCGCCTATGAGATCAACGGAAGGTTCGACCCGGACGAGTTTGACGACGGTGAATTTGCATCGTTCACGCAGGAAGAGGAAGCAAGAGATCGAAAGATCGTTTTTCACTGCACGAAATCCGAGCTGGACGCAATCATGCGTTTTGCCAATGTTATTGAAGTAAAGTTTGTAGAGGAGGACATTCATCATGCCTGAAGAAATCGTAAAAACACCCGCCGAGCAGATTGCACCGATTCAGCCGCAGGAAGCCCCGACTGCCGTGCAGGCCGTCAACCCGGCCATGGATTCTTGGAAGCTTGCATGCAGCATGGGGAAAGCCTATGCACAGCTTCCCGATGGAATGGTTCCCCAGAGCTACAAGGGAAACGTTGCTGCCTGCGCGGTCGCCTGCAACATGGCCACCCGAATGGGCATGGACCCAACGTTTGTGATGCAGAACCTTTACGTCATCCGCGGTAATCCTTCGTGGAGCGGCAAGAGCTGCAAGGCCATGATCGACAACAGCGGCCTGTTCGCAGGGCGCACTCATTACCGGATGGAAGGCGAAGAGGGAAAGGACACATGGGGGTGCCGACTTGTAGGCATTGACAAAGTGACCGGCGAGAAAGTAGAAGGCCCCAAGGTGACCGTTGCAATAGCCAAAAAGAACGGATGGTGGGATAAAAACGGAAGTTTCTGGCCCTCCATGACAGAAATGATGCTGAAATATCGCGCCGCTGCTTATTTTGCCCGCGCTGAATGCCCGGAGGTCTTGATGGGCGCAAATATCGATTATGAGATCGGCGCTGGTGATAGCGCGGAAGATGGAGGATTGACGCATGCTTAACGTCGTTGCATTGATGGGCCGCCTGACCCATACCCCGGAGCTGAAGACCACCCAGAACGGCACCAGCGTGTGCAGCTTCAGCATTGCGGTTGACCGTACATACACCCCGAAGGGTGAGGAGCGCAAGGCTGATTTCATTGATATCGTTGCCTGGCGGCAGACGGCAGAGCATATCTGCAAGTACTTCCAGAAGGGCAGCATGATCGCCATTGACGGCAGCATCCAGACCCGCTCGTATCAGGACAAGCAGGGCAGCAACCGCACGAAAGTGGAGGTTCTGGCAAACAACGTCAGCTTTTGCGGCGCAAATGCGGCAGACAAGCCCGCTGTGCGCGATTTTGACAAGCAGACGGAAAGTTACACATCCGAAGCAAGAGCCTCTTACAGCGCCCCGCAGGCGGCGCAGGGCTTCTCGCAGGGTTCTGCAGATGATTTTGCAGAGATCACAGACGACGGCGATCTCCCGTTCTGACCTCCCAGCTGTGCTATCTGGCTATACGGGCGTGCGGGAGGAGGTGAAGACACACGGCTACCGGAAAAAGATACTACTGGCTAAAGCTCAAAGACAGCTTTATGCGGTCTGACGCGGTGGATTTTCTCATGGGGCAGAAGAACGGCGCAAACTATGTGGTGTTGTACCAGATGCTCTGCCTTATGACCATCAACACCGACGGCAGGCTTTCACGGCAGATCGGTGAGGTGATCATTCCGTATGACGTGGACAAGATTCAGCGTGATACCAAGTGGTTTTCTACCGATACTGTGCGCGTTGCGCTGGGTCTTTACGCGAAACTTGGGCTGATTTATCAGGAGCAAGACGGCACACTCGTGCTTGCAAATCACTCGGAAATGGTCGGAAGTGCGACAGACTACGCAACGCAAAAAAAACTGCAAAGAACGAACCAACGTCTAATCGGCTCTTCTGACTGTGGACATTGTCCACAGGATGTCCACGAAAACGTCCACAAAAATGTCCATACAGATATTAGAGATAAGATATTAGATATAGATAAGTCGTCGTCATCTAAAGATGACTCCTCCTATACAGGGACGAGGACGACGATATCGCCTGTGGATTTTTTTAGAGAAAACATCGGTAAGTTGAGCGCTAACAGCGAAAAAGAGCTGACCGGTTACATCGAACGCCTGGGCGCTGATCTTGTGACCGAGATCATCCGCAAGTGCGGGGATCTGGGCGGCAGAAGCTGGGCCTATGTCCGCAAGGCGATGGAAGAGGCCGACAGGCAAGGCTGCACGTCTGTGGAGGAGTACCGCAAGACAAACCCCATCGGGGCGGGACGGGACAAGCTGGTCACGCGCCCCCCGGAAGATGCAGCAAAAGCTCCCGATTTCCTCAAAAACGCTGCAAATCGCAGGCCTTTGCGCAAGAAAGGAGAGCCGAAGAGTGCCTAAGTATCATGTTGTTGTGCTGTGCAGCGGCCCGGTAGGAGACGCGGCCCTGACCTACCGTCTGACCGCCAGCAGCCAGCAGGCAGCAGAATTTCACGCCTGCCAGATGGCGGGAAATCACTACCCGGAGTACCTGGATATTCATGTCAAGAGAACGGAGGTTTTGACACATGGCTGAGAAAAAGAAGATTGTGCGGCTGGCCGATGTTGGCGAGCTGGAAAACATCTTGAAAAAAGACCTTGCAGAGGAAGAAGCGAAAGGAAAAGATGCTGACACCCTGTTCTGTGAAAATGTTGCAGGTGAGCTGACGGATCTCGAAAGCCTTCCCACCATCGACCCGGAGAGGATAATCCCGGCCTGGCGCAACCCTGAAACAGACCCGCCCAAGGTCGAAACCGAAGTGCTGATTTTGTACCGCAACGATATTGACGGATACAGTATTACGACAGCGCACTATGAAGATGGGAGCGTTTTTTCACAGGATAGCGTATGGTATTGGGAAGACCTTCCCGATTGGGGAACATACGACGAGGAGCGGGACGACTACAAAATCCCGAAAGGCTGGTGGGAATACCGCCACTTCAACCTGGACAACGTTTACAACAACAAGATAGACCGCCCCGTGGTGGGTTGGATGCCGATGCCGCCGAAGGAGAGAAGCGTATGAAAGTGCTAATTGCCTGTGAGGAATCGCAGGAAGTATGCAAAGCGTTCCGGGCTCGTGGACACGAAGCCTATTCCTGTGACGTTCAGGAGCCGTCCGGCGGGCATCCCGAGTGGCATATTCTCGGAGATGCGCTCAAGGCTCTGGAGGGGGGGCAAATCGTGACGATGGACTGCGTAACGCATGACGTTGGCAAGTGGGACTTGCTCATCGCACACCCGCCGTGCACTTATCTAAGCAACGCCGGGGCAAGGCATCTTTGGAAAGGGCATGAGCTTCAGGCAGACCGTGTAATGCTTGGCATTCAAGGCCGAGACCTGTTCATGCGTTTCTGGTGGGCAGATGTTCCACGGATTTGCATAGAGAACCCAGTGCCAAGCCGGGTATTCTGCCTGCCGAAGTATGCGCAGAGCATTCAGCCGTATCAGTTTGGTCACCCATACACCAAAAAAACCTGTCTTTGGCTCAAGGGTCTGCCGCCGCTGATTCCAACCGACATTGTAGAGCCTGTTGCTACATGGTGTCCGTCCGGCTCGTATAGTCATAAACACGATGTAAAAAATAAGGGAATGTTTACGACTGATCGGGCGAAGAACAGAGCCAAAACATTTCCGGGAATTGCAAAAGCAATGGCCGAACAGTGGGGGTAAGCAGATGAAATTAACCATTTACGGCGACCCGCGCACCAAGAAAAACTCTGCCCGCATCCTCAAAAGCCGCTCAGGCGGGCGCTTTGTGGCACCTAGCAAGGCCTACGTGGATTACGAGACGGACTGCCTGCGGCAAATCAAAAAGCCGCGCAGCCCCATTTCTGCCCGTGTGAACATGAGGTGCGTGTACTACATGGCCACCCGGCGCAAGGTTGACCTTGCAAACCTCATCGAGGCCACCTGCGACATTCTGGTAAAGGCCAAGGTTCTGGCAGACGATAACAGCCAGATCGTGGCCGCCCACGATGGCAGCCGAGTGGATTACGACAAGAAAAACCCAAGAGCTGAAATTTGGATCGAAGAAATGGAGTGAAAGCATGGAATTTCCAAGTAAAAAGTATTCCGTCATATATGCAGATCCACCGTGGAGTTATCGCCAGTGCGGAACGGGGCCGAAAAGCCGGGGCAATGCAGCACAGCATTACCACACCATGACGACGGACGACATCTGCGCACTGCCCGTCCACAGCCTAGCGGGGAGGGGGACGGCGTGCTTCATGTGGGCCACGTTCCCACAAATTGCTGACGCTCTGCAAGTTATGGAGGCGTGGGGGTTTGAGTACAAGACCTGCGCCTTTGTCTGGATCAAGAAAAATCGCAAGAGCAACACAAATTTTTGGGGCATGGGCACGTACACAAGGGCAAACGCCGAAATATGCCTTCTGGGCGTGACATCGGGATTCAAGGCCGCCGCCCAGATCAAAAACCATGCCGTACATCAAGTGATAGAGTCACCGATTCAAGCACACAGCGCAAAGCCGGATGAAACCAGGCGGCGTATCGTGGAACTGATGGGCGACGTGCCACGGATAGAACTTTTCGCCCGTAACCGCTGCCCCGGATGGGACGCATGGGGAGATGAAATCGAAGGGACACTTCAAACGGCGAGTGGAAAGGAGCAGCCATGATCCAAACCTGGACACCTGACACCAACGGGCCGGAACTGCCGGATTACCGCACCGTCAAAGCGTGGTTCCAGCAGTGCAGAGATCTGGCGGAACAGGTCGAGGCCCAGAAGCAGAAGATCCAGCGCATCCGGGACACTGCCGAAAAGTGCACCCAGAGCATGAGCGGGATGCCCACAGGCGGTGGAGCCGGTGACAAGGTGGGCTTTGCCGTGGAGAGAATCGACACAGAAGAGCGGAACCTCAAGCAGATGGAGCTTGATCTCTGTAAACTGCGCATCGAAGCTGCCCGGCGGGCCTTCTGCCTGGGCGGGTCTGCTCGGTCTGAAAAGCAAGCAAAGTGCATCTGCGGCTGGTATATCGACCTGAAGCCCCAAAAGAAAATCGCGGTGGACGTGGGCTTGTCCAGAGACAATTCGGTCTCTACCTACATCCACGAGGGGTTTGATGCTTTGGCAGAAATCTGGGAGGATGTACAAAACGACCATTGAAAGCGCTTTGATTTCTACGCTTTATTTGAATCGTTGTGAAACACATGTGAATCGAAGTGTGGTAAAATGACTACAAGCGGAACCGCGCAAAGCGGTGCGCCGCTTCTCAGCAGCTTTCAAAGCGCGGCCCCGTACGAATTCTCCTTTCGTTCATGCCGCTTAACGCTTTTCACTCTGACACCGTGCTTTGCGGGCTGCTTCTATGTGCGAGATTCCGAAACGGCTCCGCTCAGAGCTGCGCAACTTTGAGCGTATTGGGAAGGTTCGAGGCTTTCCTCTCCGCGCGGTTTGACTCCGCGATCTCGCACCAAACGCCGCAAAGTCTGTAACGCGGCAAGTCTGACGCATGGAGTGATTCACCACCGGTGTGCGGGTGGGTGTGGGATTCCTGAAATCTTGCCCACGCCCTGAAACCTCCGCCCGTAAACAGCAGCACCGGAAATCCGAGCGGGCCAGCATGCCCCGCAGGATGTGCGTCAACTCAAGCAGCCCCGGCGGCGAACCGGGTGCTGCTTTTTATTTGATATATGGCCGCCTGAGCGCAGGACGGTGCGCGTGTCAGCTGAAAGATTGCTGGCTGGTTCGAGTTCAAGGGCGGCGTTTTATACTCCAGTAGCTCACAAGTGGTAGAGCAGCGGTCTCCAAAACCGCAGGTTGCAGGTTCGAGCCCTGCCTGGAGTGCCAGACTTTGCATGACCGGGGGACGGCATGCAGAGAGTAGCGGGGCATCTGGCCGCAAAAGTTCCGGATGCAGCGGCAACGTCTTACTGTCCGGTAAAAACAGATAACGGCGTTGCTGCTTATATGCCGTCATAGCTCAACTGGGAGAGCGCCGCCCATTTAAGGCGGGACAACGCTGGTGACACCACATGGCTGTTACAACCCGATACATCTGAGGCACTGAACCATGCCCCGGCGGGGGCCTGTGGGTGCCGGTTCAAATCCGGCTGACGGCTTATTTGATTCTGACCGTTCGGTTTTCCGAGCGGTTTTTCTTTTGCACGGGAGGAGAATAACATGATTCAGAAAGAGCTGCTGAAATTACCGGTCGAAGATCTTGTTCCGTATGAGAACAACCCGCGCGTGATCTCCCCGGAAGCCGTGAACGCCTGCGCGGAAAGTATGCGCCAGTGCAGCGCACTTGACCCCATCGAGGTGGACGAAAACAATGTCATCCTCAGTGGGCACACCCGCCGCCTCGCTCTGATGCAGCTCCATGTGGACACTGCTGATGTGGTACGTTACACCGGCCTGACCGAAGAACAGAAGCAGAAATACCGTATCCTCGCCAACAAAACCGGTGAAATGTCCGGGTGGGATTTCGGAAAACTTGAACAAGAACTGGCAGAAGTTGACTTTGGGGACTTTGACTTTGATTTTGACCTTCCTGCTGGTGACAACAAAGAAACGCAGACTGCTGAGGATGAGGCCCCCGAAGTTGACGAAGACGCACCTCCGAAGGCAAAGTTGGGGGATATCTGGAAGTGCGGCAGGCATCGCGTTATGTGTGGAGATAGCACAGACGAGGAGTCCGTGAAATCTTTAATGGGAGAAACACAAGCGGACATGCTGCTCACAGACCCCCCCTACAACGTGAACTACGGAGCCGTGAGGGACGTAAGCGAAGCAGTAAAAAGGCACAGTAGAACGGATGGACTGCTCATACAAAATGATAACATGGGCGATGATGAATTCAGAAAGTTTTTGACAAGCGCTTTCAAAAGCGCCGATGCTGTAATGAGGCCAGGCGCTGTTTTCTATATTTGGCACGCAGATGGAGAAGGGTATAACTTCTGGAAGCATGAGCCTTGCCTGTATGGGTGGAAAGATGGCGCAGGACATCTATGGACAAGCGACAGGAAACAGACAACGGTTCTTGATTTTGACAGACCGGTTAAGAGCGAGTTGCACCCAACTATGAAACCGGTTGCTCTGTTTGACTATCAGATCAAGAACAATACAGAAAGCGGGAACATTGTCCTTGACCTGTTTGGAGGAAGTGGAACAACTTTGATTGCTTGCGAACAGAACGGAAGAACGGCCTATATCATGGAGTACGACCCGAAGTACGTTGATGTTATTGTAAAGCGATGGGAAGACCTCACTGGAGAAAAGGCTGTCCTTGAAAAAGAGGTGAACTGAGATTGGCCGCAAAGGTAAGTTTGAGCAGTGGCTAGAGCCTGAAGGACTAACGCTGCTTCGTGGATGGGCTAAAGACGGCTTTACGCAGGAGCAAATAGCTCAGAACATGGGAATCCACCGAGATACCCTGAACGAGTGGAAAAACCGATTTTCCGTCATTTCCGACGCATTAAAAATCGGGAGGGAAAATGCGGACTACATCGTAGAGAACGAGCTATTTGAGAGCTGCAAAACCCGCACTGTGACCGTAAAGAAGCCAATAAAGCTAAAAAAGGTCATGGTTGACGGGAAAAAACGACTTGAGGAAGAACGTATCGAGTATGCGGAAGAACAGGTTGTCGTCCCGGCCAATGTCACGGCCCAAATCTTCTACCTGAAGAACCGGCGGCCTGACAAGTGGAAAGACCGCCCGGTGGAGAGTATCGCCGAGAATCAGAAGAACGATATGCAAGCCCTCGCGGACCTGCTGCAACGTCCTCTGCCAAACCGCGACATAAAGGATTTTGAGGAGGACGAGGAATGAATATTCCGGCTCCATTCTCCGAAAATCAGATGCGTTTCTTCTGGGACTGCTTCGACCATTGGTTCAATGTCGCAGAGGGCGGCAAACGAGGCGGTAAAAACGTTTTGATTACGATGGCCTATTGCACAATCCTTGAGAAGCATCCCAGTAAAATACACCTCATTGCGGGTGTCTCGACAGCTACGGCCCGCCTGAACATCCTTGACTGCGACGGCTTCGGCCTGAAGAACTACTTCGAGGGCCGATGCCGGGAAGGCGTATACCAGAACCGTGACTGTCTGTATATTAAGACAGCCACCGGTGAAAAGGTCGTGCTGATCTCCGGCGGCGGCAAGGCTGGCGACGAAAAGCTCATAAAGGGCAACACCTACGGCACCGCCTACATCACCGAGGCCAACGAGTGTAGCAATACCTTTATTCAGGAGGTTTTCGACCGCACACTTTCCAGCCCGAACCGAAAGATTTTCCACGACTTGAACCCCAAGGCAGAAGCGCACTGGTATTACAAAGATGTTCTGAACTTCCATGAGGAAAAGCTCAAAGCGAACCCGAAGTATGGCCTGAATTACGGCCACTTCACTATCGCCGACAATATGAGCATATCGGACGGCCAGCTCCGGGCTGTGCTGGCGACGTATGACCGAAAAAGCGTCTGGTATGCCCGCGACATTCTGGGCCAGCGCAAAATGGCCGAGGGCCTGATCTACGATATGATGGACACCACCGCCAACACCTACCGCCCGCAGGACGCACCGGTGGGATTTAAGAGCCTTTCCACCCGTACCATTACATGCGACTACGGAACCACCAACCCGACCGTCTACCTCGATGTATACGATGACGGCGAGAAAGTCCGGGTGCATCGGGAATACCGGTGGGACAGCCGCCAGGAACACAGGCAGAAAACAGATGAAGAGTATGCCGATGACTTCATGGAGTTTATGGGGAAAGACCCCTGCGCCGCCATTGTTGACCCGGCGGCAGCGTCCTTTATCACGGCTCTGCGCCAGCGTGGCGTTTATGTGATAGAAGGAAACAACGACGTGCTGAACGGTATCCGCAAGTGCAGCACACTCCTTTCCCACCGCGATCTGCTGATCTCCACCGACTGCGAGGGGCTGCTGGATGAGCTCGGCACATACCGGTGGGACGATAAAGCCGCCCTCATGGGAGTGGACAAGCCCATCAAACAGCAGGATCACGGCCCGGATGCCCTGCGATACTATATCAACTCACTGCCCGATTGGAGGTTTGAACGTGTCCAGACGTAACAAAAACCGCCCCGCCGGGGGCACAGAGAAACCGATGACGGCCACGCTGGACGCATTTTCCAACCCGCTGTTCTCGCTGGGGTACGGCTCACAAAGCCCGCTGGAAGCAACGGAATACCCGCTGACCCGGATGACGGACAACTACGCCTTGCTGAACAGCTTGTACCGCAGCAACTGGGTGGTGCAGAACGTCGTTGGGCTACTCGTGGACGATATGCTCAGAGAGTGGTACACGCTCAAGAGCGCAACCCCGGAACAGGGGAAGGCAATCAACGTCGTGGAGCGTTCCACCCGGCTCCGTGATCGTGTGAGCACCGGCCTGAAATGGGGCCGCCTGTATGGCGGTGCCGCCGGGCTCATCCTCATTGACGGGCAGGAGGACCTTTCCCGCCCGCTGGATGCCGAAGCTATTCTTCCCGGCAGCTTCCGGGGGCTGTACATCCTCGACCGCTGGCAGGGAATCAGCCCGGATGCAGGCCTGACCTTTGAGGGCGGGGAGCTTGTGCCAGAGTACTACAGCATCAACGATGCCGCCGGGCACACTGCTGCCCGTGTCCATCACTCCCGCCTTGTGCGGTTCGTGGGCCGGGAGCTTCCCGATCTGGAACGGCAGGCGGAGCTTTACTGGGGCGAATCCGAGGTGGAAGCGCTCTATAACGACGTGGTGGCCCACGACAACGTAAGCGCCAACATGGCCGCTCTGACCTTCCAAGCGAACGTCAACACCATGGAGGTAAAGGGGCTGGAACAGCTGCTCTCCATGTCCAGCCCGGATGTGCAGCGGCGTTTCTGGAACACCATGCAGGCCCAAAAAGTCCTGCGTTCCAATTTCGGAATGCAGCTGGTGGAGCAGGGAAACAAGATCAGCAACACCCAGTACACCTTTACAGGCCTGTCTGACGTGTACGAGAGCATGTGCCTGAACTTGTGCGGTGCCTCCCACTACCCCATGACCAAGCTTTTTGGCCGTTCCCCGGCGGGCATGAACGCCACCGGCGAAAGTGACCTGAAAAACTACTACGACTACGTGGACACCCTGCGGGAAAGCAAGCTGCGGCCCATTTTGGACAAGCTGCTCCCGGTGGTAGCCCGCAGCGCAGGCATTGAACAGCTCGACCTTGATGTAACGTTCCCGCCGCTCTGGACACCCACTGCCAAAGAGACGGCGGACATCGCCAAGGAAAAGACCGGTGTCATTATCGCGGCGTTTCAGGCCGGGCTTCTTGACGCAGATGTGGCAATGCGTGAGCTCAAGAAACTAGAGGACGAGACCGGCCTGTTCGGCTCCCTGACAGACGAACTGATCGCCGCAAAGCAGGGCCAGACCTATCAGGACGTGACCGCCCTGCGCGACCCTCTGGCGGGGCTGATGACAGAAAAGACGCAGGAAGACACCGAGGAGGACGAGTAAAATATGCCTACTCTTGCCCGTGCATCCCCTGAGCGGGAGCTGCAACGCCTGATCCGGCTTTATATCAAGGCTGAGACCGATATCATCAACGAGATCGGCCGGCTGCGCAGTCGGGGGCTTGTGGACTATCACGCCGTGGCCGCGCTGGAACGAGTGCAGGAAATTCTCCGAAAGCTGGAAACGGATGAATGGGAGTATGTGCCCCGCATGGTCGAGGCGCAGTTTTACGTCCATCACCCGGAGGCCCGGGCGATTCCAGGCGAGACCGTGGAAAAGCACCTGCGAGGCTACGCCAACGCCCAAAGCCTTACCAGCACCCAGACGGACATCGTGCAAAAACTCACGATGAACCTCATGGGGCAGTTGGTGGACGGGAACATTATGGTGCTCTCCACCCTGCAAAGTGCCCTGTTGGGCCGGACTGAGCCGGACATTTACCGGCGTATCGGTCTGGAGCAGGTGGCGGCACAGCAGGCTGTGGGAAGGGGTGTGAACCAGAGCGTTCCCGCCTTTGTGGACGCTCTGCGCCGGGAGGGCGTGACGGCGTTCACAGACAAGGCGGGACGGAATTGGAGCCTGCACACCTATGCAACGATGGTTTCCCGCACCACATCCAGACAGGCAGAGATCCTTTCTGTGGTGACGCAGGACGAGGGGCAGGACTTGTATCAGATCAGCTCCCACGGCACAACCTGTGCCCTCTGCGCTCCGTATGAGGGCCGGGTATACAGCAAGAGCGGAAAAGACCCGCATTTCCCGCCGCTTTCGGATGCCTTCGGCAAAGTAGACCCAGCCGGGCCGGATGACCTGACGAACAGCTGGCTGAACATCCATCCGGGCTGCCTGCACGCCCTTCGTCCATGGACACCCGCCGGGCGGACGGAGAAAGAGCTGGAACGGATCAGACGCTTTTCTGACCCCACAACAAATCCATACAGCCGAGACCCGCGCACCAAAGCACAGATCGAGGCTTACCGCAAAAAGGAGCAGGGCCGCTCCAAGTGGCTGCGGGATTACCGCCAGTGGGAAAATTACCGCACGGCTCTGGGAGACAAGGTGCCCAAGACCTTTGAGACCTTCCAGCGGCACAAGCTGGCAGATGACGAAAAATATCACAAATGGATGAACGCATACAGAAACGGAGGTGATGCCCATTGATTGCGTACTATGGAAGCAAACTGAGCCCTCACATGACGGAAACGCCGGAGGGCTTTTTAATTTGCCACGATGTCAAAATCGCCCGTACCGGCACGCAGAACTATCTGGCCCGGGAGATCGGGCTGGACGGGATGCCGGAGCGTGTTCTTCAGGTGACACGAAGCGCCGAGGACGTGTTTGACCCGGCGGCAATGGCCAGCTTTGAGGGCAAGGATGTCACCAACACCCACCCCTCGGAGATGATCGTACAGGAAAATCAGGCCGCCTACTCCAAAGGCCACGCGGAGAACGTGCGCAGGGTTGGCGATTATCTGGTGGCTGACCTGTACCTGAAAGACCCCACGCTGATCTCTGAGGTTAAGAACGGAGCCATGCGGGATGTGTCCTGTGGCTACTACTGCCAGTACGAAGCAGACGGTGCAGGATACCGGCAGACCCATATCCGAGGCAATCACATCGCCATCGTCCCCCGTGGGCGCGCTGGCCGTGATGTCGCAATAAAAGATAGCGCCGCCGAACTTCCGGCGGAGAAAGGCAAGGTAAAACACATGAGCAAGAGCAAGAGTTTGCTGTCTCTGTTCGGTCTGGCGGCGAAGAACGCGGCCCCCGAAGAGCTTGACAGCATGGTGGAGACCGCTGCCGCAGCGCTGGATGCAGCACCCGCCGTTCCGGCGCAGGATGCAGACCCCGCTGAGAAAACAGCGCCCGCTGACACCCAGAACACCGCTGTTCTGGACGCACTGAACAATCTTTCCGGCAAGCTGGATCAGCTGATCGCCGCCAACGCCAAGAAGGCAGAGGACAAAGAGCCGGAAGACCTGGACAAGGTGATCGCTGAAATGTCCGGCGAAAAGTCTGACAAGAAGGAAAAGGACGAGGACGAAAGCGGTTCCACCACCGTTTCCGCCGCTGAGGACGAGTGCGCAAAGCCTGCCGCCAATGACAGCGGTCTGGCTCTGCTGAAAGCCATGCGCCCCATCATCAACAGCATTCAGGACAAGGCCACCCGTGATGCCCTGTCCAAGACCCTGATCGAGCAGGTCAAGGGTACCAGCTCCGTGGATGCCATCGCAAAGGCTGCGCAGGACAGCGCCGCCGCTGCCGCCAGCGCTTCCGGAAAGAACAGGTATGAGCAGGCGTGCCAGGATTCCCAGTCCGCTTATAACGACCGCAATCCCCACATGAAGAAGGAGGGCTAAAAATGTCCCTGAATACTCAGATTATCGGCAAGACCATGCCCCACGGCTTTGCTGGCACTTATGCCCGTCAGCCGGATATGATCGTCAACACCCGCCCCGTTGGCGGCACCGAGAACATCCCCTTTGGCACCGCCCTGAAGTACGACGGCGGCAAAGTCGTGGTGATGGGCGGCACCGGCACTACCGCTGCACAGTTCGCAGGCATTGCGGGCAGCGAGGTCAAGAGCGCCCTGGTTTATCCTGACCAGAACGGCGGCAAATACGCCCCCGGCGAGGCCTGCAGCGTGTTCCAGCGCGGCAGCATCAACGTGCTGTGCCAGCGCGGTACCCCGGCCCTGGGCGGTGACGTTTACGTCCGCATTACCAAGACCGCAGACTACGCCACCGCACTGGTAGGCGGCTTTGAGGCAGAAGCGGACGAAAAGACCGCCGGGAACTCCGTCAAACTCACCAACTGCCAGTGGGGCGGTGCGGCCGATGCCAACGGCGTGGCCGAGCTGGTCATCCTCACCCGTGCAAACGCCTGATAGGAGGGCTTAGACTATGGCAAACTTCCAGAACGTCGGCACCACCAATGCCGGTACTTTCACCGTAAACAACGCCGGCGCTGCGCTGCCCGGCGGCACTCCCACCATGGACGCGGCTGCCATCCAGAGCGGCAACGCATTCCTGTCCAGTGAGCTGGAAAAGCGTGACCCGCTGATCCGCAAGCCCCTCACCAGCGTCACCTATCCCCGTGATATCCCCATCGAGGTAGGCGGCGGCTGGGTGGATTACGTCTCTGCCATGTCCGTGGCCTACGGTATGGCAGGCGGCTCCGGCGCTTCTGCCGTCAACGGCGGCGGTTCCAACGGCATCCCTGTGGTGCAGGCCAGCGTGAGCAAGGGCGCGTTCAAAGCCCATGTCTTTGCCGCCGCTCTGCGTGTGATGTTCGTGGATATGCAGCGCGCAAACTTTATTGGCCGCAGCCTTGACCAGATGCTGCAAGACGGCATCCGGCTGGCCTACGACAAGCACATGGATCAGAACACCTACATCGGTTTCGACGAGTACGCTACCACCGGCCTTGTCAACAATCCCGATGTCACCAAGACCACTGCCGCAGCTTCCGGCACCGGCTCCTCTTCCAAGTGGGCGGACAAGACCCCCAAGCAGATTTTGACGGACATCAACAATGCCATCACTGCCGTGTGGGCTGCCAACGAGTACGACGAGGCCGGTATTCCCAACCATATCCTGATCCCCTACGAGCAGTACAGCTACATCACCACCACTATGGTGAGCGACCTGGGCACTGAGACCATCTACGACTTCCTGAAGAAGCACAACGTGGCCGCAAACCACGGCGTGGATCTGGAGATCGTTCCCACCCGCTGGGTCAAGGGCGCTGGCACTTCTGGCGGCGACCGCATGGTGGTGTACGTCAACAACCGCCGCTTTGTCAAGGCAGACGAGCTGGTTCCTCTGTCCCGCGTGATGAGCGCTCCCAACGTCACCAATGTCTGCTACGACACCGCCTATATGGCAAACGCATCCGAGGTGCAGCTCATGTATCAGACCTCCATGCTGTACGTGGATGGCATCTGATCGGGAGGGAAGAGAAATGGCTTTTGTACTTTCCAAAGCAAATATCATCCTGCCCAGCGCAGACGGCTCCCAGACCTTCCCGCTCCACCGGGAGCAGCTGGTTGAAGTGCCGGACTGGGCGGCAGAGACGGCCTATTTCAAGGCGCTGGTGGCCGATGGTGACATTGTACCCACTGGCCGCAGCGACAAGGCCGTGCAGGATGCCGCAGACAAGCCCGTCCGCAAGAAAAAGACTGCGGACTGGGACAAGCCTGCCGAACCGCAGGAAGACTGAGGAGGCTGCCCATGTGCTGGACGATGAAACCGCAGTTTCAGGGCGTTCTTGCGCAGGCCGCAAATCTGGGGCAGAGCGTTGGTAATTACACCCCGGAGCAGTTCAAGGCGGAATACCCGCAGTTCTGTGACGCGGACGGCAATTGCCACCTGCCGGATGTGATGCTGGAAGAGATCGTGAAAATGGCAAACGTCAGCATTCAGCCGGATAAATGGCTGGACAGCTGGCACTACGCCGTGGGGCTTTATGTGGCCCATTACGTTACTTTGCAGCTGCGCACCTATGCGGAGAGCTCTTCCACCCCGGCACAGGCAGCAGCGTCCGGCGCACTGGTGGGCGTGGTGAAGTCTGCCACACTGGGCGACAGCTCCGTGACCTACGACACCAGCGCCCTGACCGCAGGAACAGAGGACTGGGGCGACCTGAACGCCACCACCTACGGTCAGATGCTGGCAAACCGTGCCCGCTTTATCGGTGCGGCCGGAACTTTTGTGATGTGAGGTGCACCCATGAACTGGAATGACTGGTATACCGACCTGATGGAGATCAGGCGCACGGAAACTGTGAAGGATGGCCAGTTGAGCCGCAAGGAACGGAAGGTCGTCTGCACCGGCGTTCCGTGCCGGGTGTACCGCAGCCAGGACAAGGCCCCGACGATGACCCAGACCGCAGCCAATGTCCAGAAAACGGACAAGCTGGCCTGCGATATCAATGTGGATATCAAGCCCGGTGATGAGCTAGTGATCCACAGAGGGGCGCGGCTGGGATATGCGCTGCAGGAGACCCGGTATTTTGCCGGGGACCCTGACCTGTACTATGAGCCGTTTGGGGCAGTGCTGCCCGGGCTGGCCCACCAGGAGATCACGCTTCTCAGTCAGGAGCGTGTAAAATGAACCTGCAGGAGTACATCAAGAAGCTGGAGGCGGCGCAGGCCGCTTTGCCAGAAATGCTCGCAGACGTTGCCCGCAATGCCACCCTCCGGGCCGTGGAAGCGGCGCAGGATAAGACCCCGCCCACAGCGGACAGCCTGAGCGGAACCAATACCCGCACCGGGGAACTTAAGGAACGGTGGGCTGTTGACAGCCGAACAGAGCCTTATGGACTTCTGGGCGGGGAACTTGTGACGAACCTGAGCAATAATGCAAATTACGCCTCCTACGTCAACGATGGCCACCGGATGGACAAGCACTTTGTGCCGCACCTTACAGTCGAGCCATATAGCGGTCTCTTGCAGATCGATATGAGCAAGCCCGGCGGCATGATGGTGGGCACGAAAACAACCTACGTTGAGGGCCTGCACATGTCCGATGCAGGCATTGAAGCCTATAAGCGCACCGTGAAGATAGAGACAGAAAAAGCCGTGAACAAGCTGGGAGAGATGCTGAAATGAACTTTACCATTACAACGCTGGCCCGGTCTTTGGCGGAGTATCTGGCTCCCTTCCTGCCCGGTGTGCAGATGTTGGAAGACCCTGCACAGCAAGGCGTGGAGCCGCCCTGCATGTTTATCCAGCAGCGGGGCAGTGATATCAAGCCTTACCCCGGCGGGCGCTGGCTGCGCACCATCCGGCTCGACCTGACCTATCTGCTGGACTACAACCTCACAGACCTGCGCCAGCAGTACAACAAAGCCGCTGAGACGCTCGATTTCTGCATGGAAACATTCCCCTATTCCGATGGTACGAATGCGGAAAAACTCCTGCATACCTACGAGCGCAGCACGGATATAGACGACGATGGCATGCATTACAAGTTTGAGCTGCGTGTCTTTGTGGAAAAGCCCGTGGACGCAGTGAAGATGCAGACCCAGACCGTAAACCAGAAGGTAGACCAATGAAACAGGATAATACCCAATACAGCCGGGAAGTGCTGCTGAAAGACCCGCGTTTTGCGGGGTATCAGCCGGATTTTCTGGCTGTTGTTTTACACAAACCGTTTTACACCCTCGCAGAGGCTGAGGCCGCTGTGAAAGAATTTTGGAAGGAGTGACACCTATGGCAGCAGGCGGAACCTGGACCGTACAAAACAAGGTGCGGCCCGGCATTTACTTCAAATTTCGCTCCAAGAACCAGCAGAACCTTACCATCGGTGATCGTGGCAAGGTGACGATCTGCGAACCCATGAGCTGGGGGCCCGTCGGCAAGGTGATGGAGATCGCCGCCGGGGAAGACCTGACCCCCTACACCGGCTACGACATCACCGATGCCCACAATCGCTTTGCATCCATGATCTTCAGCGGTTCCAACCGCACCGCAGCGCCCACCAAGCTGCTGCTTTACCGCCCGGCCGCTTCGGACAGCGCAAAGGCCACCGGCACTATCGCCCCGCTGACGGCTACCGCAAAATTCCCCGGCTCCCGAGGCAACGATATCGTGGTGATCGTCACTGCACTGACGGAACCTGCTGGCAGTTTCCAGGTCTCCACGGTCGTTGACGGTGTGGTGAAGGATCAGCAGACTGGCAAGACCGTTGCAGACCTGACCGGCAATGGCTGGGTGGATTTCAGCGGCACAGGCACTCTGGCCGCAAATGTCGGCACCCAGCTTTCTGGCGGCAAGGACGGCGAGGTGAACTCCGCCGCATACAGCACCTACCTGACGAACATTGAGCCCTACAACTTTGATTCCATGCTGTACGACGGCGAGGATGCCACCGTAAAAACCGCGATGGAGACCTTTATCAAGCGCGTGAACACCGAAGTGGGCCGCTTCTCTCAGCTGGTGGAAGCCAATGCCACCAACCCTGACACCCGCTTTATCGTCAACGTGTGCGGCGGCCTGGTAATGAACGATGGAACCACCCTGCCCCCGAAAGAGGCAGTCTGGTGGGTCGGCGGTGCGCTTTCCGGCGCGACCTACGCCAACGACCTGACGAATGCCGCCGTTCCCAACGCGGTGGACGTTTCCCCCAAGATGACCCACAACCAGTATGTGGATGCCATCAATGCGGGAAAGTTCGTGTTCAACGCCGATGACGGCACCGTCCGGGTGGAGTATGACATCAACTCTCTGGTGACCTATACCAGCGAGATCGGCGAGGTGTACCGCTACAACCGCACCATGCGGCTGTGCAACACCATTGCCAACGATCTGTACAAGCAGTTTGCCCAGAGCTATGTGGGCATTGTGGACAACACCGAGGACGGTCGCCGCCAGTACAAGAGCGCCATCGTCAAATATCTGAATCAGATCCAGGCATCCGGCGGCATCCAGAACTTCAACGGCGAGACGGATGTCATTGTGGAAGCAGGCGAGGCAAAGGATGCCGTGCTCATCACTCTGGCCATCGAGGCCGTTGGCAGCACCAACAAGATCTATATCACCCTGGATGTGGCGTAAGGAGGTACAAAGATGAGTTATTTAATGGCTCAGGACACCCTGAACGGTGCGGAGGGCAAGATCACCATCACCCGGAACGGTCGCATTCTGGAAGCCGCAGGTATGCGGAACATCAAGACCATTGCAGGCATTCAGACTTCGGACATGAAGACCATCGGAACCCGAAAGGTGCAGAAAAAGGCCAACGGTGTCACCCAGACCGGTACCGGCAACGTCTATTTCGGTTCCAACGGCTCCAATCTTTTCACCGATATGGTGCTGAACTACATCGAAAACGGAGTGCAGGATCTGTTTGACATCACCATCACCAACCAGGACCCCACGTCCAGCGTTGGCGCGCAGGTAATGGGCTACTATGGCTGCGTGCTGACCGGCGATATCCCGCTGTCTATTCTGGACGACGAGGAAGCCATGTTGAACTACGATTTCAATTTCAGCTATACCAGCGTCAAGCGTCTGGAAGCATTCAACGACCCCACCAACCTGGGCAGCAACTGATTTTAGGAGGTATTTTTTATGAGCGCACTTTCTGCATTTCTGCATCCCGCTGTGACCCGCGAGGAAAAGGAAGTCGTCATCTCCAGGCGTTTTCTGGGCGAGGACGGCAAGCCGACCCCGTTCAAGATCCGCTCCCTGACCCAGGAGGAGAACGCCGCCATCATCAAGGCATCCACCCGGCAGAAAAAGGTGGACGGCCAGTGGCAGGATTCCATTGATGCCAACGAGCTGAGTGCCCGCACCATTGTGGAAGCTACCGTTTTCCCTGATTTCCGCAGCGCGGAGCTGTGTGAGCGCTACGGCACCAAAGATCCGGTTCAGGTTCCCGGAAAGATGCTTCTGGCCGGGGAGTTCAGCCGCCTGATCGATGCCGTGAGCAAGCTCTCCGGCTTTGATAAGAGCCTGGACGAAGAGGCAAAAAACTGATCTCCGGGGGCAGCTGGGATATCGACGTGCTGGTGGCTTACTATTGCTTCGTTAACCTCAGCTGGCCCCCGGGCAAGTACGATGCCCTGCCGGTGCGTGAAAAGGCGCTGGTGAAGGCATTTGCTTTGCACTCCATGGAAAAGCGCAGAGAAGAGACCCAGCGGATGAAGGAGGCGGGACGAAATGGCTAAAATTCAGGAAACGCTTGTCCTTCAGGATCAGTTTTCCTCTTCCTTTGGCGCATACATTCAGGCTGCGCAGAGAGCATCCAGCTCTACCACAACGGCACAGACAGCGGCCCGGAATTATCAGTCTGTTCTGAACAGCGTTTCCAGACAGCTGATCTCCGCAAATGCGAAGTTTGAATCGTATGTGGCACAGCAGGAAGAAATGGTTGCCGCCGGGCAGCAGAACACGGAAGCGTTCAAAAAGCTGGACACCCAGACCGAGAAGCTGGGCGCAACCATCCGAGGGCTGGAAACACAGCAGCAGACCCTGACCCAATCCATGAAAGCAGCTGAAAACGCCGCCAGTGTAACGGCAGCGGCCAAGGATGAGGCGGCGGCAGCCACAAAGCGGTTGCAAGAGCAGGAAAACATGGCGCAAAGCGTCACCAACTCCCTGACCTCTTCGGTTCTCCGGCTGGCCGCGTCCTATATCAGCATTCAGGGCTTGAAAAAGGCCGTTGATCTGTCTGACAGCCTGGTCTCCATGCGTGCCCGGCTTGACCGGATGAACGACGGCCTGCAGACCACCCAGGAGCTGGAAACGATGATCTACCAGTCGGCCCAGCGTTCCAGGGGCAGCTTCACCGATACGATGGGGCTGGTCTCCCAACTGGGTACCATGGCCGGGGATGCCTTCAGCAGCTCCAAAGAGATCGTGCAGTTCGCAGAGCAGCTGAACAAGCAGCTGGCCCTTTCCGGCGCGTCCGGTTCGTCTGCGCAGGCCGCGATCCTTCAGCTGGAACAGGGCCTTGCATCCGGCGTTCTGCGCGGCGACGAGTTGAACAGCGTCATGGAACAGGCCCCGGCCCTTGCAAAGTCCATTGCGGACTATATGCAGGTCAGCGTGGGCAAGCTGCGCGAGATGGGCTCTCAGGGCCAGATTACTGCCGACATCGTGAAAAACGCTCTGTTCGATGCAGCACAAAAGACAAACGAAGAGTTTGAAAAGACCCCGATGACCTGGGCGCAGGTCTGGACGGTGGCAAGCAACACCGCCGTCCGGGCGCTTGACCCGCTGCTGACGGCCATCAACTGGGTGGCGAACAACCTGAATGTTGCGATCCCGTTAGTGGTCAGTTTGGGTTCGGCGTTCGGTGTACTGCTGATCGCGGCCAACTGGACAAGCATCCTTGCAACGGCCACAAAAACGGCGGCATCCATGCAGGCATTTTATAACGCCGTTATGGCAGCAAATCCCATTGCCCTGACGGCGGCGGCGGTTCTGGTGCTGGTAAGTGTCCTGTACGCAGGCGTGGCGGCGTTTAACAAACTGACCGGTTCCAGCATCTCTGCCACCGGCATCATCACGGGAGCATTTGCGACTGTGGGCGCATTCGTCTTCAACGGCGTTCTGGTCCCGCTGCAGAACGGCTTTGCTGCTTTTGTGAATTTCCTGGCGAATGCGTTCAACAACCCCCTGGCTGCAATCAAAATCGCATTCTACGACATGGCGATCACGGTAATGCAGTACTTGCAGAACATCGCGCAGGGACTGGAGGGCTTGCTGAACAAAATCCCAGGCGTGACCGTGGACCTGACCAGCGGCGTGAATGCCACGGTCACAAAGCTCCAGCGCGACCGCAAATATGAAAAGTGGGCCAGCGGTTACACGGAAGTCGTCAAGCCGTGGGAAAACATCGACCTTGGCAAGGCCTATAAGGCCGGTCGCGATTGGGGCGCAAACCTCGGAAAATCCGGCCTTATGGGCACCAGCACGGGAGAGCTGGAAATTCCGCAAGCGGCAGACGTGAAAGACCTGCTCACCAACATCGACAAGAACACCGGCAAGATCGCAAAGACGGTGGATCTGTCCGACGAGCAGATCAAGATGCTGGTGGATGTGGCTGAACGCAAGTACGTCAATAACGTCAACCTGACAAGCCAGACCCCCATGATCACCGTGCAGGGCCAGAACACCGGCAGCACCGAAAAGGATGCCCGAAATCTGGCAGACACCCTGCGGGACGTTCTGGTGGATCTGATGAACGCAGGCAGCACCGTCACCGTGCAGTAAGGAGAAAGAGATGTCCCTGTACAAACTTTACTTTTCCAGCGGCGCAACGGTGATCGCCCTGCCCATCAACCCGGAAAAGCTGCCGGAGACCCTTTCTGCCGACAACGGAACTTATAACGTGCTGGGCCTTGGCCCCATCATGCAGCCCCGCACGCCGAACCTGCGCACCGTGTCCATTTCGGGCCTTCTGCCCGGGCGGCGGCTGCCGGGCCAGACCGGCATTCATCTGCCCCCGGCGGTGTATATGGCATTCTTCACCACCGCCATGAAGAAAAAGTCCCCCATCGTCTACACGCCCGTCCGGTTCTATGAGAACGGCGTACCGTTCCTGGGGCCGAGTCTGGGCTTTCGGTGCCTTGTTACCAGCTTCAAGACAGAGGAGCGCGGCGCGGAGACGGGGGATTTCTATTTTGACCTGAGCCTGACTGAGTACAAGGATTACTCCCCACAGAGGGCCGTTGTGCAGGGCGCTGGCCAGACCGGAACCTTTTCCCCGGCCAGTATCGTCTCTGATGTGGCCAGCGTGGCCGCACGGGCTGTTTCGGCAGTCACGGCGGTAAACACTGCGGTGGATGCCGAAGGCGCTGTAAAACTCTCTCTGACCCCCACCAGAAGCACCCCATCAGACAAACTTGTTGTGGGGGCCAGACGGAAAGCCACCGGGAAGGTCTACGGCACCGGCAGCGGGGAGGAAGTTCTGACCAGCATCCATGGCCAGATCGTTGTGGTGCGGCGCATCATCGACCGCTCCCGGCCCTGCCCCGTCTGCGTGGCAGACACCGGCGGCACTGTGCTGGGCTGGATGCCGGAAAGCAGCTTGCAGGAGGTGGATGGATGACCTATGAGCTTTTGGCCGCTCAGAAAGCCACCGGGAACACCTTGAACCTGACGAACAGCACCACGCAGGTGGTGTGGTCCACCCAGCGCACCGGGCAGCCGGGCAAGCTGACCTTTACCTACCTACGCACCCCGGAATCCAAGCTGGAAGAAGGAGACGTGATCCGCTTTTCTGTGAATGGTCAGCTTCAGTTTTACGGCTGGGTGTTTACCCGGGGCTTTGACCGATGGGGGCCGGTGGACGTGGTCTGCTATGACCGCATCCGGTATCTCAAGGCCAATGCCAGCTATTCCTTCTACGGCCAGAGCGCCGGGGATATCATCCGGCAGATCGCGGAAGACTTTGAGCTGGACGTGGGGGAGCTGGCCGACACCGGCTACAAGCTGCCCTCCCTCATCATGCAGGACAAAAGCTGCATCGACATCATCAACACTGCCTTGCAGAAGACCCTGCTCAACACCGGCAAGGTCTATGTGTTTTACGATTCCGGTGACGGACTGGCCCTCAAAGAGGCCAACGACCTGAAAACCGATATCGTCATCGGTGATTACAGCCTGATGACGAATTACACCTTCGATTCCTCCATCGACACACAGACCTACAACAGCATCAAGCTGGCCCGGCCCAATCAGGAGACGGGAAAAGCGGACGTTTTTGTGATGAAGGATTCGGAACACATCGGGAAGTGGGGCCTTTTGCAGCTGTACCAGACCGTGGACGAGGCCGCCAACGACGCTCAGGTAAAGGAACAGGCAAAAGTGAGCTTGGAATATTATAACCGGGTATTGCAACAGCTCAGGCTCTCTTCTCTGGGTGTTCCGGGCCTGCGGGCCGGGGCGCTGATTCTGGTGAACCTGTCCGACCTGGACGGCGAACCGTTCAAACGGTATGTCATGCTGGAAAAGGCGGAGCACACCTTCAAAAATGACGAGCACACTATGGAACTGGAAGCAAAAGCACTGTAAGGAGGGAGAAGAGTGGATTTACTGGCAGTATTGCAGGAGATCTACCGGCAGGCCAACGATGCCGGGCAGCCCACAGACCTGCAGATCGGCACAGTGACAAAAGCCCCGCCGGATGATGATGAGCTGGAGATCCAGATCAGCGAAGCAATGGCCCCGCTGAAGCAGGCTGTGCTTTACCTGGCAGAACCTGTCATTGAAAAGAAGATTCCCATCCTGCGCCACCGGCACGAGATCAAGATCCTGCAGCACAAGCACGCAACGCCATCCGGCCCCAGCGAGGACGCTTTCACGGCTCCGCCCTATTTCACGGAGTGGGCCGCCCTGCCGGATGAGTTTGACGCAAAGGTTCAGGCAGAAAACTTTGTGGGCTGGGAAAACGGCGCTGCGCTGCCTTTGAGCAAGGACAAGAAGTACATCATCCTGAACCCGGCCCTGAAAGCCGGGGACAAAGTGCTGCTCCTCCGCGTTCAGAGCGGCCAGAAGTTCATTGTTCTTTCCCGAGTATACGGAGGTGAATCGTAATGGCTACGCTTCCCACAGGCGCGTCCATCGACCTTTCCGGCGGCGTGGAGTACGTTTCTCAGCCGTCCAGAACCTGGTTCATTGACCAGACATCTGGCCGCATCACCGGGGAATGCGATGGGTACGAGGCCGTAAAGCAGGCTGTGAATGTGATCCTGAACGTGGAACGTTACCGCTGGCAGATCTTCCAGCCTTACAGCGGCATGGAGTGGGAGGGTCTGCTGGGGCAAGACCCGGGCTATGTGGTTGCCGAACTGCAGCGCCGCCTGGAAGAGGCTCTGACCGTGGACGACCGGGTGACCGGCGTGAAGGACTTTTCTTACACGGTGCAGGGACAGGCCCTGACAGCATCCTTTACCGTCTCCACGATCTACGGCGAAATGCAGGCAAGCACGGAGGTGAACACCGCAGCATGATCGATTTTTCTACCGCACAGTACCGGGCGATTCTGGACTATATGCTGTCTCAGATCCCGGACGACTACGACAAACGGGACACAAGCCCCATCCCAACGGCTCTTTCTCCCGCCGCCTATGTCTTTGAGGGGTTCTTCCTTTCCCTGAACATGATGCAGCGGCAGGCGTTTTTTCAGACAGCCACCGGCAGAGCTCTGGATTTGCTGGCCCCCATCGCCACCGTTACCCGCAAGCAGGCCACGGCGGCGGTGAGAAAAGGCGAGTTCAATATTGATATCCCGCTGGGCAGCCGGTTTTCTACCATCAATGGCGCGGACAGTATCAATTTTATTGCGCTGTCCGCTCTGGGTTCCGGGCACACCTACCGCCTTTTGGCCGAAACGCCCGGCACTATTGGAAACGACTACGCGGGCCCCATCCTTCCCATAGACACCATTCAGGGCCTGACTTCTGCCCGGATCTCGGATATCCTGACACCCGGAGACGAGACCGAGACCGATGACGAATTCCGCGCCCGCATCGAGGCATCGCTGAACAGCCGCTCCTTTGGCGGCAATGTGGCGCAGTACGTGGAGGAGATCAAAAAGCTGGACGGTGTGGGCGCTGTGCAGGTGTACCCGACATGGAGAGGCGGCGGCACGGTGCTCTGCTCCGTTCTGGGTGCGGACTGGCTGCCTGCATCCACCGACCTTGTGCAGACCATTCAGAACACCATCGACCCGGTGCCGTACTCCGGGCAGGGGCTCGGTCTTGCGCCCATCGGTGCAAAGGTAACGATCACGGCCCCGGAGAAGCTGGAAGTTTCGGTCACCGCATCGGTGACGCTCCTGCCCAGCTACTCGCTGGATACAGTTCGCACCGCGGTACGGGAGGCGCTGGAGGCATATCTGCTCAATGTGCGGAAAAGCTGGGAGACCAATATCAGCAAGACCGGCATTGAGTATAGCGCCAACGTCTACACGGCCCGCGTATCTGCGGCCATCATCACGGCAGAGGGCGTGGTAAACGTAACAAATGTCCAGATGAACGGAGCAGCGGATGATTTGATTCTGACAGAAACCGGCGCACAGCAGCAGGTTCCTGTGGTTGGGACGGTGACGCTGCATGAAGCTTGATCTTTCGCATGAACTGCTGCCGCTGCTGCCGCCCATCTACCGGGAAGTGCAGGACTATCAGCAGATCTGCACTGCTGAAAAAGCGGAGTTTGACCTGCTGGCTGGTTCGGTGGAAGGGGTTCAAAGCAACTTCTTTTTCCAGACCATGGACGAGGATTCCGTTGCACGGTGGGAAAAGGTGTTTCACATCGTGGCCGTCCCGGAAAAGGAGTCTCTGGAGTTCCGCAGGCAGCGTGTAATGACCCGCATTGCGACCCGCCCGCCCTACACACTGGGGTTTCTGTATCAGAAGCTGGATGAGCTGATTGGAGCGGGTGCATGGACGTGCTCCATCACATACCCGCTCTACGAGATGAGGCTTGCGACAAGCGCAAAGAGCCAGTCGTACTACGACGAGGTGACGCACCTGATCAACCAAATCAAGCCTGCACACATCGTCTTTATCAGTATGCCGTACCTCAAGACCGGGATCTTGATCACAGAGCAGGTCGATGTGCAGAAATACGATTATCAATATCGTCTGGGCGGCTGGGCCCTTGGGAAAAAGCCGTTTGCCGAGTTCGGAGGATGGACGACCGCAAAGGCTGCTGCATCACCGACACTGACGCGGACACTTCTTCTGGGCGTTGCCCACAGGGCGGCAGAGCTTGCCACGACGGCACGGCTCAACCGCGCGGCGACCGTGAAACCGCTGAAAAGCGTCATTGCATCTGCGACACTGCAGGTGGGTTCTGAAACGTTGATAATCTCAGGCGAGAATCTGAAGCTGGAAGCGTCCGTAGAGCCGATGGCGGACATTCCGACTGTCACGCACTACGAGATACTGAACGATGCGGGAGAAACGCTGTACGCATCGGACTGCTATTTCGGCATTACCGAAAAAACGGACGTGGACGTAAATCTCTCTATTCTGGAGGGGGCGGATACCGTGCTGGCAAACGGAAGCCGGTATCACTATCTTCTGGGCAGCTGGCTTTTGGGCAAGGATGCTTTCGCGTCACCGGGACAAAATTATTTTGTCCCGGTGACGGCCGCCACGCCCGCTTCTGCATCTGTGACCCCGCTACTTCTGGCAAGCCTTGCCTCGTATCTGGCGGATCACATCAACATGGTGCAGCTGAACGGCGAGTATACCGTTCCGAACCTCGCAAAGAGCCTTTCCGGTGCGGCAGTCACGCTGCAGTATGAGCTTCTGCCATCGGAAAAGATCACAAAAGTCTCTGCCATCTCCGCACAAGATGCGTTCGGAGCCGCCCTCACACAGGACGATGTCAGCATCGAAACCACGACCAGAACAAAGTTCAAACACACCATTATCTTCAAGGAGGGAACATTGCTTTATGGCGGATGATATCCTGAAAAACATTCCTCTTCCCGCTGATCTCCCTGAAAATTGGACATCCCAACAGACCATCGCCCCGACCGGCGCAGAAGTCGGCATGGATGAACAGCACGGATACAATTACCTGATGAGGCAAGTCAACAACGCGCAGAGGGCGGCAAAGGCGCTGAATAAGGGCAAAGCAGACTCCGTCGTTCCACATGAGCTTTTTATTCCAATTACGGGGTGGCAGACAGACACAGAGGTTGCAGAGTACCCGCATTACATTGATATTACAGCAGATGTTACGTCCACGACTGTTGTATCTGTCAGCATCGACCCTGCAAGCGCAGACGTAGCCGGTAAAGCTATGCTTGTAAACCCCGAAACTCGAACCGGAGCTATCCGTATCCGTGCACACAACGTTCCGACTGCGGAAATTTCCGCCCGGTGGTATCCCATCAAGTATGGTGGTCAGTTCTATGGCGACGGATCCATCTACTCCAACTTCCTGCTTGCGGCACATCCTGTGGGTAGCATTTATCAAACCATTAGCCCTGAAAACCCGTCCGTAACTTTTGGCGGTGGCACGTGGGAAAAGATTGCGCAAGATATGGTGTTAATGGGTGCAAGCGACACGCACCCAGCTGGCACAACGGCAGAGGCGGGACTGCCGAATATTACAGGAGAATATACCAAACGAAAGGTTATAAACTCTGCTAATGAAGTGTACAACGATACGCAAAGAGCTCAAAAGGCTTTTAAAGTTATCACGAGCGATACTAAATTAAATTCTATTCAGCTTGTAACCAGTTCTGCTTCAAATACTGGTGGAGAAAATGTCGTCTTTGATGCTTCTGATTCCAACCCGATCTACGGCGCTTCCACCACCGTCCAACCCCCGGCATACTTTACTTACATTTGGCTTCGTACCGACTGAAAGGAGAAATAATGGCGCTAGGAGAACTCAAAAACGGCATTGGCCCTGATGCCTATGCTATATATCAGCAAGTCCTTGCGGCGGTAGTCGAGCGAGACCACCCCGTGGGCAGCCTGTACATCAGCGAAAACGCTACTAGCCCGGCAGAGCTTTACGGCGGCACATGGGAGCGCATTGAGGATTGCACTATCTGGGGCGCAAGCAGTTTACATCCGGCTGGGACAAAGTTGGAGGCAGGACTGCCGAATATAACGGGTAATTTTGATTCCAGAGGTAACAACGAAACTTATTATGGCGTTGTTGGCGGAAGCAGAGGAGCTTTTTTGACCAAGAAAGCTTCGGGGAACAAAAACGGCTCTTATGATGTAAACTCGGCGAAAAATGTAGCCGATGACGTTACATCTTTTGATGCTTCTCGTTCTAGTAGTGTTTACGGCAACAGCGATACCGTCCAACCCCCGGCATACTGTATGTACATCTGGCGGCGTGTCGCCTGAAAGGAGATTCTATGAAAATCATCGACAGCAACGGCAACCCCATCGAAGCCCCCGACCTTACGAAAGGCTACCTCAAGCAGGAGACCCAGACCATCCATCACGATGCTGTGGCGGGCGTGGAAGAGGTCAGCCACTATGAGTACAAGACCTATCCCAACGGAGGTCGTGACCGCTGGAAGGTGGTGGACGTGCCCGGCGTGGCTGCAAAGGAAGCCTATGACGAAAAGGTGGAAGTGCAGCGGTATGTGCTGTACACCGCCGACGAGCTGGCCGCACAGGAAAAGGCCCGCAAGGAAGCAGAGGAAAAGGCACAGCTGCCCACCGCAGAAGAGCGTCTTGCCGCTCTGGAAGCGGCTATGCTTGACCTGCTGGCCGCACAGTAAGGAGGATATCATGGTTTTGTTCTATGTGACCCAAATTAAGCTGCACCGCTTTGACGGTGCTTTTACCATCGACAACGTACCTGACCGGTACAAGGATGCCGTGATGAAAAAGCTGACGGAGGAGGGTTTTTATGAGGTGGAAAGTGATGCTTGACTTCCTGCGGGATATCTTCTCTGCGCTCTCCCATGCTGCCGGTGACGGTGCCGACAAGGAAGAGCCTGCCCCTGCACCGGACGTGCCCACTGTGGACACCGTGACCGGGTGGGCAGGGGAACCGCCTTACCGCTATGTGGACGTGAGCCGGTGGCAGGGAAAAATCAAAATGGAGGGCTGGGCGCAGGTAAAAGCGGCAGGCTACAAAGGCGTGATGCTGCGGGCCGTAGGGAACCGCAACGGTGTGCCCTACATCGACCCCACCTTCAAGGACAACTATGCCAACGCAAAAGCGGCTGGGCTGGACGTGGGCGTGTACTACTACACCAACGCCTCCTGCGAGAAGCTGGCTGACGAAGAGCTGGCTGTACTGCGGCAGGCGCTGCGGGGCAAGGAACTGACCTTGCCGGTGGCGTTGGATCTGGAATCGCCGATTCTTGCCGGGATGCCCTATGGAGACCTGTCAAATCTGGCGGCCTATCATCTTGAGAAGATCGAGAAGATGGGGTTCTACGCCCAGCTTTACACCTACACCAGCTATGCCAACGTCCATCTGGACATGGCAAGA